TATTTAGGACCGGGAAACTGTGTGAGCAGGTTGCTGGTCTTTAGGTTGATGGGCTTGGAGTCAAAGAACACTGCCCACACACCTTCTGAGGCCAGCACTTGTTCTGTCTTGTAGGTTTGTTTGTTGGTGTGCTCAATCAGCACTGTTGGTTTTGGTCTTGACATATCGAACTCCGCAGTTATTTATGCCAATAACTATGCACTTTTAAAACTACCTCCAGTCACCTGCACTTCTACTATTTCTGCACCACGGGCCTGTTGCTCACGCAATTGTTCTAGTGTAAGCAACAATTTGGTTATGTCTGCGTGTAAGTCTTTGGCATCACGCATGGGCATGGAGAAGTCTTTTTGCCCTCGAGCTTCGTGGGCTTTGACTGAATCCACAAAACGATGTATGTGTAAACTCATTGTTTAAATTCCATGTGCGGTGCAATATTGTTGTCAAAGATCTGTGCCATTTGGCGCCACAACAGTTTGCGTTCAGCATCGGTCAAGCCAGCACTGATCAGGCCACCTGGACCATCGTGTTCTTGTTTGTCAAGGCCATAATCGTGCCGCCAGGTGTAACACATTGAGGTAATGATTTCGTCGCGTGTTTTCATTTTTTATTCAAGTACGGTGACAGTACAGGTGGATGCCAACCTGTGGGCTTGAGTACCTTGCCATCTTCACGCTTGCGAACTTTGCCGGTTTCTCTATCAATCTTGGCAAAGTTGGTGCTCATGACTTCCTTCCATGCACTTTCACCATCAAAGCCTGCTGAATGAATAGCACCAATTGTCACAACTAGAATATCAATCAGTGCGTCAAGTGTTTCAACTTGGTCGTGATTTTTTATTGCCTCACCTAATTCATCTGCTTCTTCTTCAATGAGTGTTAGATACATGTTGAATTGGTCTGCGTTAAAACTGTCGACTGTCTGGTCGCAAGCCTTCATGAATTTTTCTTGATCGCGAAACGGATTCATTGTTTTCCTTTGTTAAGAAAGGGATTTGTCACGTGCTGCCTCCTGAGTATGAAATGGTCCTTGATATTGATAACGTTCCAACACAATTAGCTTGGGGTTGCGAAGCAGTTTCCATGCACGATGTTGTTTCACAGCATACCAACCTGCGGCATACCATGACTTTGATTTGTTTTCTTTTGTGAACAGTGGTAGTCTGTGTTTGACGTCCCACATGGGGTTGAATGCTCGGCATCCTGTTTCAAACCCGTGTACTTGATCTGGTGCAGGCCGGGTGGTCTTTTCAGGTGGCACAAATTCAATGTTGACCTTTTTACGCACCATGGGAATGGTTTTAAACTTGCCCACTTGATCATTGATGCGCACAGTGTAGCCATCGCCTTCGGCCTCCACCACACCAACCTTGCGGTCGTCCTGCTTCAAGATCCAATACTTTTTATCCACTATGGGTTTGGCTTCGATCATCTAATACTCCTTTGTATGTTTGATTCAACCAGCGACCTATGGCATCTGCATAGTCGCTGAGTTTGGTGAGTTCGTATTTGCCACAGAACCGTAAAAAGTGCGCACCCACCATGCCCACATCTCGGTGGCTAATCTGCTCACGTATGGCTTCATCTACCACAGCTTTGATGTCATCGGGCTGTGCAGTAAGATCAATCAACACACGATTGCGTTCATAATCTTCCAACACCTTGTGCTCGGCCTGTTCATGATCAGACCAACGTTGCAACATGAGATTGTTCCATGCATAGCCACGACGATCGCGATCTTCAAATGCTTCTGTCAGTCCCACTTGATTCTTGGTGCCTTTCACACGCACACCAGGATAGGCCGAGAACACATTGTCACCAGGGTCACCACGCATGCACTTCAAAAACAACACCCACTTCTGATAGTCCATGGGAGGTACAAAGTTGGCATCGGCCTTGCCAACCTTGATCTTTGAGTTGCTCTCAATAGAGAATGCCAAGTTTTTGCCTTTTGCGTCTGTAACACCCTTGGTACTGAACAAGTGATCGTTGATGCCATTGTACAATTTTACATTGGGTGCAATCAACTGCACAAAGTCGGAATCTGAGCTGACAATAACGTGTTCGTCTTGGGGGTGTAAAGCAATCCAACGTGCAATGATGTCGTCTGCTTCGGCTGTGGCACAACGGATCACACTACAGTTGGTTCGTGTAGACAAGTATTTAGTCAACTCATCATAGGTTTCCCAGAACAGTTTGTCCTCTTCTGCTTCTGACTCGCTCATTTGACCACGTGCCACTGCACGATTGACCTTGTAGGGCTTGTAATGATCTTTGCGCCAGCTACGACCTTCCAGTGCAAATACCACATGATCAGCACCCAAATCACGTGCTACTTTGTTTGCACTCATCAAGGTAAGATGCAGGGCAAAACCCAATTTGGTCCATGTGTCTGCGGCACGATGTGCTTGGTGCCGCGCACGGAAAAACATGTTGCTAGTATCAATCAGTAGGTAGCGCATTTGTGTTTACCAAGTTGTGTTGTTTGATGTATTGTAACACATAGTTGGCCCAAAAGCAATGGCCTTTGGCATCAAAATGGTACCATTTTGAGGGCACATGCCCGTTTTGTTGCAAAATGGCATTGTAAGAACCTTGTCTGTTGTAAGGGTACATGTAACTGGTACCCCAAACATGTTGATTTTGGACATCACTGAAAGTGCTGTGTCCACTGTAAAACAAGTGAGGAATGTTCAAACTTTGCAGTTCGGTGTGTAATGCCCAAATCTTTTCATGACATTCCTGGGTTTTGATTGTCCAATCTACATCAACCACAAACTGTTTGTATCGTTGTTGTAATTCGGCAGGCACCCAATCTGCCCCGGATGCGTTCACCTGATACCATGTGCCACAGTGCAACCACTCTTCTCGTTCCCAAGTGGTCCACTGTATGACCATGAATGTGTTGTTCAGTTTGTTAGGGTTATTGGCAATCCATTCCCTGGTGGTTCTAATAATGCGATCGTTACTGCTGGCCGACTCTGCATCACAGACCAGTGTACGACCAAGATTCTGTGCCAAATGCGTACACCAACTGGCTGCCAAGTTGAGTGGATGTGGACGTCGATCAATGCCGGCACGGCCATCATCCTCTGCAAACGCATCTGGCACAACTGCTTCTGCGGCTGCTGTATGACTGCAACCGTTGGCGTACAATATCATTTGCGATTTATGTCGAGTGCAGTGGCCTTGGTCATGAACTTGGTTGCTTCGGTGTCAATCACACGTTGTCTTAGTTCTGTAGTAGAAAATGTGTGCTGCCTTTTGTTAAAGTAAAATTTGATACCTTTACCAATGCATTCTTGCCGTCCTGTGAATGATTTGTTTTCATATTCGTCTCCCAATATTCTTATGTTGATAGGATAAGAAAGTAAAATATCTATAAGATCTTTTTCTGTGGCATACACCACTATTTCGTCTACATATTTGCAGGCCTGCAACTGCACATAACGTTCAAAAATACTTTGCACAGGTTTATTTTTTTCTGTGGGACGATCAATGGTGGGGTCCGTTTGTAATCCCACTATCAAATAATCGCACTGCGTTCTGGCTTCTTTTAGCATTATGATGTGACCTGCATGAAACAGATCAAAAGTTGAAGCTGTAAATCCTACATTCATATTAATCTCCTTAACTGATCTCGGTGCGTCCGTCACCAATGTCACGGGTGTGTACATAACCGCCTGCTGAGTTGCGCATGGCTTGATCTTGTTCCCATGTTTCCATCACCACGTGTCTGCACACATTCTGGAACCAACGATCCACAATGTCCGAGTCAGCGTCTGTGGGCTTCATCATGTAGCCAGCCTTGACTAGTCGTGCAATGAATATCTCATTCCAATCCAATTCAAATGCACCTTGGTGCAAGTTGTTGGGATCAATGTCCATGGTTACAATGGTCACGTACGGCTCGTTGTTTTCTGTGGCCAGTTGCTTGGCAGACTTTTCAGGTGCCTTGATTACTCGTGGCGTTTTTTCTGTACGCACCGGTGGTGGTGATGGTGCAACTTTTTTCTTTAACCAATCAAACATTTCAAATGCTCCATCTAGTATCATTTACCCCACCCGTTGCCCCAAAGGTCAACGTGTAATCGTGGACTGTACCAGTAACCACGCTTGAGTGCTTCATCAGCAACATTAATCCTGTTGCCATCATACACACTGACAACACCGCCCACGGGCATCACAAACACAGGCCCGCCAAACTCACGCAGCCGATATTCATCCACAGCACGATCTAGTTCATCAAAGTCCGCAATTTTTTCTACCACAAACTTGAGATAGGTCACACCATATGTTTCATAGTCCCAGACCACGTCGGGCTTGATAGCATCCTCCCATGACTCACCTGACACTGATAGTTTGGGACTGACACTGAAGGTGATCTCACCAAACCAGTTGCGCAAGTAGTCTCTGAATTCTCTGGTCAAGTCTTGAGTGCCATTGGTTTCAAATGTGATGTGTCGCAGGCCACGTTCGTGTAGCACATCTAACAGTTCGGGATAAGCACGTTGCCAGCCCAACAGCGGTTCGCCTCCGGTGATCACAAGATGCACAGGATTACCATTGGGTTGCAGCCAGTTGCCATTGGGTAACAATGCTGTCATCTTGTTCACTAGTTCTTCTACTGTGTATGTGGGACTCAGGTGTTTGAAGTCAGGATGCCAGCTTGCATAGCTGTCGCAACCTGTATTCACCAGTGGCAGTTCTTCAAATGTTTTGTACAATTCCACAGTTTTAGCCACTTCGTCTGCTTCTGTACTTTTTTCTCCAGGCTTGCAACCAAACCCTGAACAGGTAAAGTTACAACCAAACATGCGCAAGAATATACTAGGCACACCAACATAGCGTCCTTCACCTTGTGCCGAATAAAATAATTCTGATACTTTTAATTTCATAATCTTGTTACCTTTGACATTCCTGTACGATGTTTATTTAGATTTACACTTTCTTGATGTATTTTAACACGAGTTTCTTCTTTTGTCACCCAACCTGGCAATACTGCATCCAAATAGGCCAAATGCTCTGCAGGTGTAGGATGTGGATCATCACTGTGTTTCCATCCCGTGGGGTACAACACCTTTTGATAACTGGGCATAATGTTATTTAGAACGTCTCTATACAAATCAAAAATATCTTGATCCCCGGGTGAATAATCAAACTGTCTGGGATTCATAATGTCACACATGGCCAAGAACTTTGTGGTAACACCTGTACAGTTGGTTAAAAAACTTGCGGAGGCCTTGATCAAAGCAATGTCTCGGATCAAACATCCTCTTTCAGTAATAGCATCTCGAACATATCCTTGATCATATATTGGACAGGTAATTATGTTGCCTAAAGTCTGCCAACGATCAGTGTAGCGATCTTCTCGCATGACATTGGTCCAGCACACTACCACAGTATCACCAGCGCCAAAATGATGACGCTGATCTGCTTCCATTATGCTGTTAAAAATATAGTGATTGCCTGCACCTGATTGTCCCCAGTTTTCAAAATAATCAAATTCTGGAGCAAGACAGTCCGCCCAGGTACTCCAACGATAGTTGGTGAAACTGCACCCAAACGTAAATAATCTTGACATTACGCCACTAGTTGTTTTTTCTTTACAGAGAAACTGCCTTGTGCTTTGGCAGCACCTGCACCTCGACGTGCACCTTTGAAGTCTGCACCACTAACGACATCCACAGTGGCTTTGCCAAAATTTCTGCGTCTTGCAAAATAAAACAACTCCAAGAATCGGTTGAAACTCATGGTCTTGTCTTCAGGAAAGTCCAAGCGATACACAGTAGTGGCCTTTGTTAACGGTCGATTGAAACTCAAATATTCCCAGATATTGTAGTCCAATTCCAAATTCATGGGGTACTGGTGTCTATCATCGTACTTGATATAGTAACTTCTCTGCAATTGCATCAAACTGCCCAACAAATCTGGAGGCAAGTTGTAACGTTCTAGGAACTTTTCTAGATGATCATACAATTGCTCGACTTGATTTTCCTGGTGCATGTTCATGGACGTGCGATGTATAATGTTCCAGCCATGAATTTCCACACCGATCTTGGGATGATTAATTCGTCCAGTCATCATCCAGTTGTTGAAATACATACGAGCTTCTGCTTCTTCTTTCTGTATCCAGTCATTGGTCATAAAGTGTTCAAACAATTCTTCGTAGTAGTCGTTGTAACTAATACCTAGATACTTGTGGATAAAACGTGCGACCAAGGTAGCAAAGCCGTTGATATGAAACGTGGTCTGGAACCAACTAAAGATCTGTGCGTCCAACATCACCGGAGTGGGCATGTCTTTGGTACCTGTGATAACATCAATGCTTTCTTCAATGTGCTCCACACTGTAGCTACCAGCAAAGTAATCTGTCACAGGCTGACTGGTTATCTTGAACAGTTTTTTCTGCAACAAGTTCATCTCAGCATTTTCCAACAACTGTGCTTGGAATGTTGTGATGCCAGTGTGCTGTTTCAACTCGTATAGGGCATAGAAGTTCTTTTTCCAAGTTTCTAGTGTTTCGCCAGGCAAGCCCAAGATCAGTTCTGTGTATGCAGGAATATTGCGTTGATCACACAGCTCAAACACTTCGTTAAGTTTGTTCATCTCCATATTTTTCCTGCGAATGTTTTCCAACACATCGTGATCCAAACTTTGAACACTCAGTGTGAGACCTTGGTTAAACCCCCGAGCGTCCAACAGTTTTTTAACAATGTCGATGACTTCTTTCTTTTGATTCTTGGCCCAGGCTACTGAGAATGTTCTTGGTGAGCCAAATTTTTCCTGCATCTCAATGATCTTGTCTGCAATCATACCATCACGTTCAGGATACATACCAAAGTTGGCATCAGTGATTGAGATCCAATCAAAGTTACGCCGAGCCATCCACTCTAGTTCAGCAAACACACGTTCCAGTTCAAATTTTTTGACCTTGTTGTAGGTCAAACTGCCCCAGTCGCAAAAGGTGCAAGCATAAGGACAACCACGATTGGTTTCCAAAGTACCTTGCCAAGTCACTTCGGGATGATCTGCAATCATCTGATCAAATATACCCGACAAGTAAGGACTGGGCACCTGGTCTAGAGTATCGATGCGTTCGGCATCTTGTGTTTTTACAGCAACACCGTTGCGGTTGATCAACAAGCCAGGCACTGACTCCCAATCGCCTTGCTCAAAATGTTCTAACACTCGCTTGAATGTTATTTCGCCTTCATAACAGATAACCAGATCAATGAATGGTTCTTTGACAAAAAGATCAGGATCTGTAATGGCTACTTCAGGTCCACCAAACACTGTCAACACACCGGGATTGATTTCCTTGATGCGCCGAGCCAACGCATAATTGTAGCGATGATTCCATACGTATGTACTGAACGTGACCATGTTGTTTTGCGCCAACCGTTGTGCCAACGGTTCAAGCGCATCTCTGCGCCATATCCACTCAGTTACTGAAAAATTATCACGAATCCAGGGATCTTGCAGTGAATAACTCCATACCACACCTGCTGAATAAGGCAAGTAGTATGCGTTAAATTCTTTTGGCCCTTGTTGAAAGTTGGGCTGAACAAAGGCTATTTTATATGACATCCTGTATTTAAGTCATTTGGTAAAGTGTGCATGTGGATTGTCAAACTGCACCATTTGCTTGTTTACGTCATTTTGTGCTAGTTTTTCCCAAGGATCTTGTGTTCCTTTGAAAATATTTTCAAAGAACTCAATACTAATACCATTATTTCGCATGTGCATAGCCAACTTGGCACAGTCTCGGTGGCGCAGTTCTATTTGTTTTCGACTGTGGAAATCTGCTTCATCAAATGGGCGTCCTTCTAGTGATGCACGTTCACGGAACGTGGCATCGTTATTGTTGCCTGTGATGTCAGCACGGTCGTGCAACACCCATACAGGTATGCGTTTCCAAATATCCAACATATAAGCCTGCTGACTAAGCCAGCCATCTTGCACTGAATGTGGTGAGATGTAGCCCAACAGTTCATACCACTTGCGTGGCAGGATAGGAAATATGCTGTAAGGATGATCCAAGTGAGTATGGAAGGCCAGCAGTTTAAATTCGCCTTCGTGCTGCATAATCTCCGTGTCCCAACCTTGGGTTTCCATTACAGCATCATCATTCCAAATCATCAACCAACGAGCATCCGTGTGTTCAGCTAGTTTGTTGTTGTAGATATGCAAGCGATGATATCCTTGCCGGTCAAACTGCATGGCAGTATACGTAAGTTCTTGCTCGTCCAACCACGGTTGCAGTTCTATTTTAAAATATTCAGTGCCTGCCACATCATCATTGTCAAACGCAAACATCAATTGTAGTCGGTCTGGATGATCTGCTAGTTTGGTAAGGCTTCGAACACTGCGGCCCAAACTTTCAGTCCGGCCTCTTGTGGCCAGCAACATGGCAATATCGTAAGCTGGTGTCATGCAAACAAATCCTCATTCCATTCTCTATGGCCTTCACGGAAAGCCATATTGCTTTGGGTTTCACGCACTTCTACACGATAACACCAAAGGCGTTCTGCTTCGCTAGGTCCCCACATGTCAGGAATATAAACACCGTTGACATATTGGTACAGTTGATCAGCCAGGCCTTCACAACCTAATTTAGGTAATATGGTTAGTTTGGCTATATTTCTGCGTTGCATTTCCTGGTAGAACTCCAGTTCAGGATCATCTTCGGCCACCAACAATGTGTGGTCAAATTGACTTTCCAACACTGACTTGAGTTCTTTAAGACCACCATAGTCAGCAGCCCAGTTGCGTACATCCAAGTTGTCTGTACCAAAGTAGAACTTCATTGAAAAACTGTATCCATGAATCAAATTGCAATGGCTGTCTGCCCGCCACTGACGATATGCGCACGGAAATGCATCGTGGTATTCTTTGGTGCTGGTGTATTTGTATTGTCTTGGTGACAACCAACGGTGACCTACTTCGTATTGATCTTGTGACATGCTTTTTCTCCTATGTAAATTATAGCATAGGCAGCAGAATTTGTATAGCGGGGTGATGCTCAAAGGCCGCTGAAACTGTACTTATGTTGGTTGTTGATAGCCTGCGGCTTTGTAGTTGGCCTGCCCGGCAATTACTCCACGCACACCACCAACAGGATCGGCACAGTCGCCGCGGCGTCTGGGAATCAAATGCACATGTGGATACATCACAGTTTGGCCGGCAGCCTTGCCCATGTTGATGCCCACGTTGAATGCATCACATTCGCCGTCAGCAACCATTCTACGGCCTTCACGCATGGCAGTTTGAAAACAGTCCATGATCACTGGATCTGAGTTGTATTGTGGAACAAACAACAAGTGACCTTGTGTGACAGGATAACGATCTTGAAAGACTGCCACATGAAAATCTGACAGTCGTTCAACTTCTAAATCCCAGGGTGCTACACCTGCTGCGTGTGCTTCTTTTAATGTTTCATATTTCATTGATAATCTTTCTTTTTTGACCACGACGACGAATATCTAAAGTCACACAATGAATTCCAGCTGCCCAAAATTTTCTATGTCGCATTGGTGATACATGACATTTTACACCTATTGTCTTCATAAATTCAAATAGTTTGGGCATATTTTTATCAAAAATAATGTTGTTGGAATCAACCACCAATACATTAGAACTGAAAGACACTACCTGTGGGTATCCTTTGCTGGGATCTAGCAATTGATATAAAGACATTTCGGGATCTTCTATTTCTTCTTCTGGGATAAGTTGATGTATCTCGTATATTTTTTTTGTTTTTAAATATTTTGGAACAAATGCACTATGCACACAGATTACAGTATCATCGTCAATCATAAAAAATCCATGGTCAATGTGTCCCCAATTGCACATTGTTGTATCAGTATTGCGAACAATAGTTGACGGAGGTAAATTTTTTTTCATCCAACTCAATCCTGCCTGGGTGCCCGGACCCAATGTGTTGGTAATTAATTTATCGCCACATTTAAACATAGTGGCAGTGTGCCATAGCAATTGTTTTTTAAAAAGTTTACTATAAATCATTGGTCCTTGATTAAGCCAGCTTTTGTCTTCGGGAATGTTTACAAGATTAGGTGCAGGTTGACTAATCCAATTGTATCCCCTAGTGAACGCACTTTGAAAAATATCATTAAATGATAGACTATCAAAATATCTGTCAGTCATGCTGGTGTAAGTTTGATAAATGGTATCTCCGTAAACCAAATATTGATCTCTTGGCACAATTGGAGAAACTGGTTGTTGGACCGTAAATTTGTTTAGTTTGATTTTGTCTGTATATGTAAATACTGTTGGTCGATAAACTTTTACTTGTAGGCTGGTCAACAATACTTCTAAATATTTTAAATCTTCTCTGGTTTCTTTTAGAATTCTATTAAAAGCTTCAAGGTGTTCTCTAGGTATACACCAATCTAAATCTCCGGGAGCATAACAGTCGCCCACTATGACTTCTTCCAGTGGATCCCAGTTGGTCCAAACACTCACTTGTTTGGATCCTCAGCAAGTCCGCGCCATTGTGCAATACTGTCCTCACTCCACTTTTGTCCATCCCAAGTTGCATAGGTAGGAAATGGCCACTGTGGATTTTTATTGTCGTTAATTTGATACGCACCTTCGCGCACTGGGTTGACATCTGCAGGAAACCATTCAGTCAGTGGCGGTTCAATCTTGTCCAGTTCTGCCGCTGGATCCCATTCCGGTTCGGGAATGATGTTGAAATTTGCATCCAACACTGAAAACTCTTCACCGGTGTCTCGATTCACCAACTTCAGCGGACCTTGAAAGTGATACTCAGTGTCATCGTTTGACCAGCCCAAGTCTTCCATGCCTTCATACCAGTTTTCGTCCCAGGCCGCTTCAATCTGTTCACGTTCCTCTGCTGACACAGAATCAGGATATTCCCAGTCTGACCAGCAACCATCATCCAAGCTGTCCAATTCCCAGTCATAGTCGGCTAGTTCATAGCCGTCAGGGTTGCGCAAGTCAATGTCGGGACGTTCATCGCTTTCGCAGTAGAAAGTGCCCCAGCGATAGCCTTCAATTTTCTTGATAGTGACACCATCCTTGTACCACAGTTGTACTTCGATGGCGTTCTTTTTATATTCAGTTGACAGTTCCCACGTGGCCATGATTATTCCTTTCTGCCGCCAAACAACTGCAACAGATTCAAGAACAAGTTGATAAAGTCCATGTACAATGTCAGCGCACCACGCACTTCTGCAGCATCACTGGTTTCTACACTGAGTTCTTCGCGAATCTTTTGAGTGTCATAGGCAGTGAGTCCCAGGAAGATTATGATGGCCAATGCTGAAATCACCATCTGCATCACAGTTGAGCCAATAAAGATGTTCACAATGCTGGCAATGATGATGGCAATCAAGCCCACAAACATGAACCGGCCCACACTGTCAAGACTGCGTCGGGTAAAGTAACCATAGCCACTCATTACCGCAAACAATATGGCCGCACCCATGAACGCACTCACAATCGATCCCATGGTAAACACAGCAAAGATCATGCTAAAACTCAAGCCCATCAATGCCGCAAATCCATGCAAGCACAACTGTGCTGTGGATTTTGTGGGGTTATTGGCCAACACATAACTCACACCAAATATGGCTGCCAAGGGTGCAAAGATCACAATCCATTTCAACACACCGGTGAAAAAGAATTGCAACAGTTCTGGTGTGGTACCAATCCAGTAGCTGACCAGCATGCTGACCAGCACAGCCACGCTCATGTGTCCATACACACGACCCATGGCTGAATTAATTTCTTCTGCTGACCGATAATTTATAACATCATTGTCATTGTAGTTTGCGCCTAACATAACGTCTCCTTAGGTGTCCAGTTCCATAGACAAGGCTTCTTTTACCACTTCAAACAAGTCTGCTTCTGTGGTACACAATACCTTACAGGTTTTCCAGTCATTTTCTTTATCACGTCCACTGACTTCGACCATAAAACCGTTGTCATAGCGATTGATGGTGAATGATTCATTTACAACGTTTAATTTAATTAGTTTCTTTGCCATGCTCTTTCTCCTTTAAGTTAATTCTACCACTCTATACTGACTTGCAGGATAGTGCTCCTGCAACCATTCCAACAGCCCCGGTTCCCAGGGCAGTTGAATTTCGCCTGTGATGTTTGTGATTATAGTCATCTTGGTGCAAACTCCTGTTGTAATTTGATATTGTCCATGAACTCTTTTTTCACACTGTCGTCGTCTTTGAAAGCACCACGCAACACAGTGGTCTGTGTTAGACTGCTATGGGCCATGATGCCACGATTTTCACAGCATCCATGTGTGGCTTGAATGTAAACGCCCACATCTTTGGATGCAGTTGCTGCCATGATCTCGTTGGCTATGTCTATACACAGTTCTTCCTGTAGTGTACCGCGACGGGCACACCACTGAGCAATTCTTGTGTATTTGCTTAACCCAATAAGTTTCTGTGCCGCAATAATTCCAATATAAGCCACCCCAGATACAGGCTGGTGGTGGTGACTACACATACTACGAAGCTCACTTCTAACCACCAACATACCTTCGTACCGATCTGTGCTGTCATTGGGGAAAGCTGTTGCTTCTGGTGCTGGTTCATATCTTCCTGCCATTATTTCATTGTAATACATCTTGGCCAAGCGTCTTGCTGTGCCCTTTGAGTTGGGATCGTTTTCTCGATCAATCAACAATGCATCCAACACACCTTCGAATGCCACAGTGGCTTCGTCAATGAGTTTTTCTTTGATGGCATCGCTCATGTAATCGCTGATGTTGTCGCCTGCCCAGAAACGGCGACCTCGGGCTGTCATTTGTTCTCTAAGAACTTGTGATAAATTCTTTTCTTGCATTATTACTCCAGTGTGTGATTGTACACTATTTAGATCTTGCAGTCAAGTGGTTAAGGAATCAAATACTCTTATGGTATTGAAAACCTGGCGTCTGTTTGTTCGAAAGTATACAAGCAGTTGTTCAAAGTTGGCTGCTAATCTTGGTTGCAGTTGTTTACGCAGTGCTTCACAATCTGCCAAACTGTATTGATTGTTGAGTTGGCTGATTAGGTCATATACGGATTGATGTCTTTGGGGTTCATCCGGTATGGCATCATATTGGTGACCACCAAGTATGTCATCAAACGTATCAAAACCCAATTCCCTGACATGTTCAACTAATCCTGGCACACCATACCATATGGGAATCTGACGTTGCATTATGGCCTTCCAAGTCTTTTCAGTAAGGAACACACTGCGCCATTGTGGCGTATTGCCGCAGTATTCAGTTTGACTACTGGTTTCAGCTGCGATATTAAACAAACAAGAATGGAATTGGGGATTGCTGATATCAAACTCTTGCACTCGATCTGTCAACACACCGTCTACTAACAATGGCAAATCTACACCTACTACGTCACGATACTGATTGAGGTCATTACCTGCGCCACTGCCAAAACTCAATCTAACTGTGTCTAGCCCTATGTGATCCAAAAAGAAACGTGCCAAATATGCTCGGTTCAGGGAGGGTCTACGCAACAAACACAAGAACTTTCGGTCAAGAGCTAGATCAAAGTTGTAGTCAAGTTGATCTAACTTGTATTCACTGCGATGGATCAACCATGTGGTAAAACAAACTGCAGGATAAGGCAATTGATCAACATTTATGTGTGCATTGAACAACACCATGAATCGGTCTGGATGTGATTGTGACAGTATGCGAGTCAGTGGCTCGATGTCGTCTGGCCCAAATCCCTCATCCAGGAATGACAGTATGATTTTGCTTTGAGCAAACTCTTCAGCAGTGATACCACTGCGGATGCAATCTTTCATAATTTGGCTTGCACAATAATCTGGTGTATGTATTTTTTCCGTGTAATAATGCGAAGCACCATACTGCAACATGCCTGATCTATTGCGAATTATGCAACTCATTCAACAATGCGTATTTGTCTGCAATCTGGATAAGGAACCTGACGTGGCGGTTGACTAATATAATCTTTCAACAACTCTAGTCCACGTTGGGCTTCTTCTATGGTAGGGCGATAGTGATACCCCACTCTAAACTCTGTTTGTTCAACCCAAGGGCTCACAGTCAAATCACGTCCATCATAGCGCATGCGCAACAAGGTTTGATATGCTGACTCGTCATCCAACAGTATGGCGCCACCGCGACCGATGCATAAAGGCTTGTCATGTCCAAAGCTCACGCATTGCATTTGACCCACACGATACATGTTGGATTCTAGTCTACGTGCTGAATCCCAGATGCGGGTGAATTCAAACTTGTATTCTCCGGTCCACTGTTGTCTGTGTGGCAACGAATCTGGATAGTATTCGTAGCGTATGCCCAGCTTGTGCATGGTCATTGGAATGCTCAAGTAAGTGTACGGTGTAAACGTACAGTTCCGTATTTGATCGTAACGCAAGCACAATTCAATTGCGTGTGTGCAACAATCGGTCATGATTGCACGTGGTGCACCTGTGAATTCAGCCAACGCAGTTTCAAATGCCAGTATCTTATCGAACATACCAGTTCCAAGCATGTTGGATCATGTGATCTAATTCAAATTGTTTCCACCCCGTGGCAACCATGCCAAACTTGGCAGCACTTGCTGTAAGCACAGCAGGATCTCCTGGCCTGGCTGCACCCATTACAACTTTTAATTTTTTTCCAGTTATGCGTTCGGCAGCGGCAATGATTTCTCGATTACTGACGCCGTTATTGTTGCCTAAATTGTATACACCAGTTGGGATTTCGGCATCCAAGGCCATGACATGTGCTCGAGCAATGTCTTCCACATGCACATAGTCACGTATACATGTGCCATCTGGTGTGGCAAAGTCCACACCATTTAGTGTAAATTCTTTGTCATTCTTAATAGCTTCCAACACTCGGGCAATGATGTGTGTGGCGCCTAATTCTTGTCCGTGTCTAGTTTGGCTGTCAGCCCCACAGGCATTAAAGTAACGAAATGACACGTAGTCCAAGTTGTAGGCTGTATGATACGCCGACATAATTTTCTCTACCATGAGCTTGCTGTCACCATATGGAGATATAGGTTCACAAGGATCCACTTCATGGCAAGGAGTCATTACGGGTTCACCATACACTGCGGCACTAGAACTGAAAATAACTCTGGTCTTGGGCATGCTTCTGCGCACTTGATCCAACA